AATGATGTCACATATTTGTATGAAGTAGTCTACGAAACGTAGTCGAAGGATGATTTGAGTTTCCTCGGCGAGCCTTTGCGTGTATTCTTCTTTGCCTGGACAGTGCCTAATGAATCTATCGTACAGCCTTGTTATGTCGTTCAGTTCTTTGTCTTTCATTTGCCTATGCTTTTATATTTGCCTGTGTTGCCTTGAGCAAATATATTTATCTGCGTATATTATTATGAGTTAAGATTTTGGCGAAGTTTGCTTTTTGGAATATCTATATCTCGCTTGTCGCAGGCGGCACTAATGACACATGGGTCACATTCCGGAGATCTAGATCTACAAACTTTTTTAGCATGGGTAATGAGCCACATGTGTGCTCCGTACTTGTATTTGCTGGGAGTGGTTTTGTTGACAGTGATAGATGCCTTGCCCTCGTCTAGGCTGTCAGCCCATCCAAGTCTCCACAACATTCTAAACACATGAGTATCTACCGCTATGTGTGGTTCACCGAATACAAATCTCATCACTATATCAGAACTCTTCCGACCAACACCCGGCAAGGACATCAATTCTTTTTGTGTGCTAGGAACTCGCCCGTTAAATTTTTCAATAAGCATCTTACTAGTTGCCAGTATGTTTTTAGACTTTGCGTTGAACAGTCCTGCGGGTCTTATTGCCTCTATGATTTCTTCTTGAGAAAGTTTCAGCATTTCCTCTGGAGTGTTTGCTAATGCAAAAAGTTGTCTACAAGCAATCGCTGTTCTTCTATCTTGTGACTGTGCTGACAACATCACACCTATTAGGCTGGTGTATGCCTTAGAATATATTTTTGCTTTTGGCTTCTTATTAGAATAACTTGGATAGAGAGAACTTAACTTCTCGTATATGTAGTTGATATCATTATTGTTCTTCATCTGAGTGCAGTTCATTTAAGAGTTGTCTCAGTTTGCCGCCCTCAACTGTGGCTTTGACTTTTCCTATTGTATCTCCTTTACGAGGATCTGGCACATCTGGTCTGGCATCTTTTTTAGGACCATCCGATGCTGATACTTTCGATGTTTGCTTCAGTGAATCATATATCGTGCTTCTCTGTTTGTCAAACTGCTTGTACTCTGGATCATCTGCTAGATCTCTTATTCTCAAACTGTCCACGTCAAATTCTAGGTCCACTTTCTGTCCTACACCAGAACTAGATCTAGTCTTCATGAACTGTATCTGATATCTGCCACGTTCTTTCATGGCTCTGCTTGTGAATATACCTATCACGTTATCTGCTGTCTGTATCTTGGACAGTCCACCTGATATGTGAGAGTGATCAAACTCTATTTCTTCTACAGATGCCCTGTTCAACTGAGATGCTGTCGCCAATATGCATTGTTTTTCAACAACCAAGTTCCTCAGTTCTTCTGACACATACTTGTCTTTGATGAACAAGTCTGCCGGCGAAATCCTCTTGCTTTTCGGCATCATCAAATCCAGATAGTCAATCAGTATACAATCTATTTTCTTTTTGTTTTTCAGTTCTAACTCTTTTAGATATGTCCTTATGTCCAAAACAGTGCTACCACTTGGTAGATATTTTATCTGTAAGGTTCCAGACTTCTTAGCCATCATTTTGACTTTCATCTCCACATTGTCTATTTCAGGAAATACTTTACGTGTTGGAATGTTAGTCATCATGGCATCCAATCTCATAGCAGTAAGTTGTTCACTCAATTCAAAAGATATGTAACAAACGTTCAGACCAACAGTGGCCCAGTTAACTGCAAGATTCTGCAAGAACAAACTCTTACCTGCGCCTGATCCACCTGCAAAGATGTTTAGTTCTCCTCGGTTAAATCCACCGAATAGTTTCTTGTCTAAGTTAGCCCAGCCAGTGCTGATCTGTCCGTTGTTTGCCTTGAGTGCCTCTAGTCTTCCTTTCGGATCCTCAAAGTAGTCTGTACCTAGGTCACGAGTCAACCCTACATTGACAGCATTTTTGACCATGTCTTCGACCGGAGCATAGTCTCCCTTCTCCAACAAGTCTGCTGATTGTAGTATTGCATGTTCAAGTGCCTTGTGCCTAGAAAATGTTTCAAATTCATCTAGCAACCAATTGAAATGACTTGGATCTAGGTCTTTTGCTGACTTTAGTTTGATATCAAATTTTGCATTTACTTGCTCGACTTCAGGCATCACCTTATACTCGTCCATGTAGTCTTTTATGAACTTTGCAATGGGTTGTAGTTTCCTGTCAAACGATTCTGGTTTGAATATGTTCTGTGCCCTGGCAAACGATTCTGCATCTGCTAGTAGCATCTCCATATAAAGTTTTTGTACATCAAATGTATATTCAGCCATTCAATTCCTCTTTGTCTTGGTTCAAAAACATCACAAGTGCTTTCTTTTTATCAAGTTTATTCTTTTTAAAATTATCGCTGGCATGTAATAATTTTCTGTGCCAGCAAATAAGTGAACCACGTTTCCACTTGTAACTTGACAGTAATGAAACCCTTTGTAACTTTTTATCATTGCAATGGTCCAATATGGCAAGTGTCTGAGTATCCAATTTGTTTTCACTTTCAGGTAATTGAAATATTTCCTCTCTATTCTTTGCTTCTTCGTTGAAGACCACAGTGTGGGTGTCCTTGCCGTCGTATTCAAGTGGTATAAGACACGCATAGTATGGATGGGTGTCTCCCTTGTTAAAATCAGTGTGTATGTCCCATGGTTTTGTTTCTTCGAGTATCATACAGTCTTTCACATTAAACTCACCAAAAATATTTTTAAGTTTTTCGTCTACAATCTTTTTTATGAGAGAATAGTTGAATCCGCTAGTGAAGGTTTGTTTTTCATCATTATTCATCTGCTTAGGTATTTTGTTGCTTATGATATCGATGTGCATAAGTTCTTTTTCACTTAAGAAGTTTTCTATCGTAAATGCTTTTTGCGGACTATCCATACATTTTTCTTTTTAAATCAATTTTCAGTTTACTAGATTCTGTTGTTTTCAATATCGATTGTATAGTAAACAGTCTCCCATATTTTAACACAGCGTCCGCCACATCGCCAACCGATTTGTCCCATTCTGGAAATGCAACACTCCAGCCAAACTCTATTGCTTGATTAATCAATTTCTCTCCAGGTGCGTCTCGGTCCGGCACAACAATTACCTTTCTACCAAGTCCGTCTATGAGCTCTCGCTGTATGTCATTTATCTCTGAACCCAGTATGCTCACACCAGAAACGGATATGGCATCGAATGGTCCTTCTGTTACAATAACAAACTTCCTTGTCCAATCCTGTGCGTCCATGTTGAACACATATCCGGGTTGTACGTCTGTGTAGTATTTGACTTTGTCGGATTGCTCAAACATTCTACCCGTGAATCCAACAACATCTCCTCTCCAGTAAAAAGGTATCAGCAATCTTTTATTCACGTCCCAGTGCTGGTCCGGAGAATACATAAAGTCATACCATTCCGGTCCGATGCCTCTGCTTTCCAAATACTTCAGCACTGCGTCTATTTTTTCCCACTGTGGTTCTGTAAGATCTTTTGCCACGTATTTTTCAAGCCACACATCAAGTTTGTGTGCGTTCTTGGGCAGTGTTTTATTTTTGAATGTTACAAATTTTTTCTTCTCATATTTTACATCACCCTCTTCTTCACGCATGGCCTCTATTGCCAACTTGCGGATAGTGTCGTCTGGTATTCCTATGTAACCCATGAACTGCCTCATCTTGTAAGTCAATTTACGTCCTATCACATAACTTGCCTTGAATCCACAGTTGAAACAATGATAACTTACGGTTCCGTCGGCACTTGCCATAATACCGCCACGTTTTTTCTTGTCGGCTGTTTCACCATTGTGTACGCAACACGGGGCATTGAAAGATATCCACCCACTCGGAGTTTTCTTTCTGTTCGTTGGAAGGCTCGTCAGAATAGTAGATTGGATCAGGTTCATCCTTATATTTTACTGTCTATAAAGTATTTTGTCAATACGGCCTGTTGTACCGGTGGATCTTACCGCTTTGAATCTCACGTTTTGGTAAACGCCTGTGAAGTTCACATATGAAACACTTGATGAACTTGATAGATTTGATGTGGTAATATCAAAATAATCATTATCTGTGCTTGGACTAGATTCCATGGTACCCTGTACAGTTACCGTGCCTGAGAAGTCTCTAGGATAAATTGCAATGGTATGTAAAGCAGTATTGTTGTTGATGCCCGGTCTTCCAGTTATGGCACCCGATGTGAATGTGTCACTAGAAAGTGTGAAAGCAGTCACCGATGTGCTATCGGCAAACTGTGCATAGGCTCCGTCTAGCACTTCTATTGTGCCAGCGGCAACGTATCCTGTGTCCGAATAAGTCACTTCCGGATTGTCCGCATCTGTGACATCGCTCACTGAATAATTGTAAAATTTAGCATCAAGTTTCAATAAATCGCCTTCACTAATTGTGCAACTTGCGGTTCCCTTTGCACTAGTTGTGGACCCATCATCTAGTATCGTAAGACTTTTTGTTAATGCATTTTTCTTGGACTGTGTGTCAACAACATTTAGGGTGTATTTTTTGCTAGATATGTCCTGTGGCTTCTGATCTTCATTCTTGAACGTGAATGAGACAGGATTTGATACCCCTCTATGTAATGTTAGACGCCTATCGTACACTTTTGAGTTCCTTCCGTGATAACCGGAAATATAACCAATTACCAACTGGTTTAGTAAATACCTTTGTATTGTTTGCATAGTACATATTTAACAATATTTATGGATAGTGAATGAACGAAATTTTTAACACACTCAGGGACAAGTTCCCCTTTTTAAGCCTAATTAGAAAGGGTGATATGGAGTTTGTTGGCATTATACAAAATGAAGATGCCAATGTGATCAGTTTCTATGACTATGGTAGATTGATGTTGCCCCAAGACAAGATGAGATATCTTAAATGCGGTGAAACTTGGTGGCACGAATCAAATCGTAAACTACCTATTAACATATTCCTCAAAGGTGAGTTCAGATATTTTAGGTCAACATTGGTTACTTTAAATTCAAAAGATGTTGAAATAGTTCACGGACCCACAGTGAAACTTTCTGAAATTTCGAAGAAACGGGTGAAAAGGAAGACTATCCAATTAGTAAGACGACCTATCTAGTCTTCTTTTTTTCAGGGAGTATAGCACCTGTTGTAAGATAGTGTAATGTTAAAGGACTATCCGGCTGATAACTGCCACACTCTGAACGTTTTGAAGATTTGGATTTTCTAGTTCGTCTTTTGATGATTTTACTTTTACTTTTTTGATGTTGCATCAAAACTATATTTAGCTCTGCTCATCAGATTCATCTGCACAACTATTGCCTGGGCGTATGCAACTGCGTGTGACTTCTTGAAAAAATAACTTCCGTCCTTTGGTTTTACCCACACTTCTTTCATTATGTCCACCCAGTTCTTGTACATCAGTCCTCTTTTTGCAGGACGTATTATTGCCAATACAGCCGCAAGTTGTTCTATGTTTTTTGGTTCGAGACTCGAAACTATCTTGAAATGTCCGTTGAGGTGGAATAAGTTTTCTACAACCTTTGGATCTTTCAGCATGTCCCAGTCCGGCTCTTGTATCATCAGTTCAACAAGTTCCTGTTCTGATTTTACATCCTTGTAGATGTTTACGTTTAGGCAGTCTATCTTGAAATATCCTCTGTCCTCCGCGTTCTTGTAATCCAGTGAAGCGTGTCCGGTCACAGGATGTTCTGGAACAGCATGGAAGTATACACCAGTCTTGTGCTTTTCCGTTTTTCCCTCTTTTATCATTGTGGCAGGAGTGTGTTTGAACAATTTTAAAACTCCGTCCCTATCGAAAAAGTCTATGTCTACATCAGGCATTAGTGAATGCTTCCTTTCTCTTGTTGTCTGTGTTTTATAAACTTATCTTTGGCTCCAGGTTGCAAGACGTCTAGCACATCTAATAACTTTCTGTATCCTTCTGTGTTTACAATTTCTTCTGTCATCTTTGGCATTATTACTCTACCTATTGAGCCATCTTGTTTTATTATGATCGCACAGTCACCGTCGTCAAACTCTAATGTGTCTGCTATTTCCAAATCTATCTTAGACAATCTTGGCCTCCTTCGCAGTTTCTTCTACCAGTAGCAAGTCAGCCGGATAACTTTTCATTTTGCTAGGCCAGAAACTTGGATTTATGAAAATTTCAATCATTTGCAGTTGTTCGTCGTTGAATGATTTTAACATCCTTTTGCCTGCGTTGCAACCTAGTAGTAACCACGGACTTATTTTTCCTTGCTGTATGTGTTGGACTGCTCTGTTTGTATTGACCAATCTAAAGTAGTCCGACCATTGTGCATTTTGTTCTTCTGCCCAATCCATCATGGTCGTAATACTTCTTTGCAGTGCGGCCTCTACAGGTTCGCTTTTGATTGCTTCAATAAGATATGTTTCATACAGGTCATCCCTTGCCCAGTGATCCAGTTTTATTTTAGATTTCAAAACAAAATCTATGTATTTGTCCGGGTACAGTGGATTGATATGCATGATGAATCGACCAAATTTTACAAACGCATTGTAGTAAGGACTTTTTACAAAGTCGTCGTATGTCTTTGCTTTTGAATTTTTTTGATGTATTTGATAGAAACGCTGGAATACCATGAACGCATTCACTACCCATTTCTCATCTTTTTGCAGGTATCTTCTTTTTGGCTCACACATATGAACTTGTAAAGTTCTTTCTCTTGTGAACTCCTTACCGCAATAAGGACATTTATATTTTGTCAATGCCATGTGCCTCCAGTAACTCTTCTAGTTCTCGGTCTGATATCACTTTGTCAAGTGTTTCTAAGTCTGACTCTTTCCAGGTAGGATATATTTGTTGTAGTTTCTTTAAACTCTTGTTTGGAACACGCTTCATTGGTTTGATCCATGGGTGGAATTGTTGTTGCAAAGTTCCACACATCGCAGTGAGTATCCAAAGTAACTTTTTATGTTTGCCCAAAGTAAAACAGTGTTTGTTCACACATTCGTTGACCATTTCTACGTAGTGTTCAACATAGAATGGATCTCTAGATGAACAACTTGACACATATCTCATAAGCATATACGGTGAGTACAATGATTTTTCTTTGTCGTCGATACGATCGAAGTAATCCTTATTCCTAAAGTCCACGGCCTTCAAGCCATTCCTTAATTCAAAAAATTTTCTATTTTTTTCTGCTGGCATATTTTAATCCAAACATTGTGCATTCTTTTGCATCAACAAATGTTAATTTTAATTTATTATTCAAATGTTTCATACCCGAAAGTTTAAATTTGTTCTTGTTCATCCATCCAAAAAAATCCCTCACCCATGCTTCGTCCATCCAAATTGCTTTCTTCTGTACTAACATAACCGGAGCATCTATTTTGATACTTTTTTTACCATACCGAGCCATAATCAACCTGTTCGCATTGTCTTGAAATGTCTTTAACAAAATAAGCACATATGGGTTTAGAACCATTCTTCAATGGAACTGCCAGCATCTGTCCCGATTTAATTTTAGGAAAGTACCATTTAACTTCTGTGTATATGTCAACAACATCTATGGGCATAAAGTCTGGTTTGCTACTTGATAAGGGATTGAAAGTGAAAGCATCAAACCCTCTGTCGTTTAAACTTGTAATTGGTAACACATGCATCTCAGATTGCCCGGCCTCTCCTATCAGCATCTTCCAATCAAGAGGCATTTTTATTTTGTAATCACCTATTTCTAGTACCGCCGCCGGCGCATTGAAACTTTCTAAAAATATTAATGGTATGTAAAAGAAGTCAGGATTCGCTGGGTCTGAGTTATCAAGAACTGCAAACCGTAGGTTCTCATCCACCCATTCCGGTATCTTTTCTAAAGTGTAGGTTCTATTATCCAGTGTAAGGATTTTCATAATCTATCTTCTCTATATTATACGGGTAATTTGCCTCTTTGTAAAACTTTTTCCTTGCACCAAGGTGTCTTTTTGCAAACTTGCAACTGCTGGTAATGTCCCAAATTTGTACGTTCTCTTTATCTTCTGCTTTACGGATGCCTCGTCCTATGCTCTGGATTACTCTTACGAAAGATTTCCCAGGTTCAATAAGAACAAGATTGAATATCCGAGGAATATTAATTCCAACGGATGCGACGCCATATGTCGCAATAATAATTTTGTTTTGTGTTGTAGACACCTCATCGTAGTGTTCTTTCCTTTCTAAATTTTTTGTTGATCCCGAAATAAACACAGAATCTTTTAATTTTTTATTGAGTATTTCGCCCGCGGATATTCTGTCTACTAAAATTAAGGTGTTCCCCGAAGTTGAAATATCTTTTATTGTGTTCGCCACCCAGTTCATTCTGGTGCTATCCGTAGTTAGCCATTTCAGTTCTTCTGCATAGGTTTTGAACTGCGGGTGGTCTTGTGTCTGCAGAACATTCACATGACAGTTCGCGAGGACGCCCTTGTCTTGTAATTCACTTGCTTGTATCCTGTTTGCTACTTCACCTATGCTACATTTCAATCCCATGAATTCATAGTCTGCTTTTGGCACAGTGCCTGTAAGTCCCCAACGTATACCACAGTGTGCAAACGGACCTGTCAGTAATCTTTTGAGAACATCTGCTTTCGCCATGTGAACCTCGTCAATTATTACAGTCTGGATTCCGTCACAAAACTCTTTGAATTCTGTGCTGTGTTCATTTTTTGCTTTCTTCTCCAGTACATTGAGGCTTTGCCATGTTGCTATTGTGTTATATCTTCCAACTTCTTTTCTATCCCCGTAATACACTCCTGTGTCGAGATTACAAGCAAGGAAGTCTTCTTCGGTCTGCGTCACAAGACTCTTGTTTGGAACAATGGTTATCGTTCTTCCATATGGTTCTACTAGTTGACACAACGCCGCTGTGATTATGGTCTTGCCTGCCCCGGTGGCTATTTCTTGTATGCTTTGGGGGTTTTCGATAAACTTGTTTATTGTTTCAACTTGATAGTCTCTCAACTCTATAGGTTGTCCTGCACATGGATGTTTGTCAGGCCATTTTATGTGTGACAAGTAATTTTTGTCCACCTCTTGAAATTCAAAGTCGTGCTTGTGGCGTTGGTCGACAACATCAATGTAGACACCGCCTTCGTCCAGTATTGGAATAATTTGGTCCACCAGGTTGAGATATGTCGTACCACCTAATCCAAAGAATGATACCTTACCATCCCATCTGCCTAATTTTACCGCCGGCAGGTGTCTGGCATATGGTATTTCATATTTGAACTTGTTTGATAATCTTTTGCGCCATTCGAGAGATAAATTCTCAAACTTCACATTTACTTCGTCTTTTATAACTAATTTACAACTACTCATTCTAAAGTTTTACTATAACACGATCATGCCAATCCCAACTGCTTGGCTGATAGTCACTATAATACAACTTTTTTGGAAGATTTTCAAGTAATCTTTTTAAATTGTCTGTGCCTGTGGAATAATGGCCTCCACCTATGGCAACCAAAGATGCTTTTGGTTTTACCTTGCTTTTGATCAACGCTCTCGGTATTCTGTTACGTACGAAAATTACTTTGGTGTTGTCATTTATCAATTTGAATTGTTTGCTCATCTGATGCAATTCATAAAGGTTCTGAAAGAATTCTTCAGGCTTTTGGTTGTCAACTAGCCAATGTTTTTGGTCTGAGAATTTATCGATGTCTTTTTTGTACATTGGTTCTTTTATATCGAACCCCCACGAACAGTCGTTCAGTATATCTATATTATGAGATTTAAAAACATTTAACCACTCCCAGCAATTCCTTACGTCCTCTTCCATATGTATATCTCCGCTTACAGGCATCAACAAAGGGAAACAGTCTAACTCTAATAGTCCTTTGACAACTTCGTGTTTCGCAAAAGTTTTTGAATCTATCCATAGTTGCGGATTGTTGTTATGGGCTATCTTTTTTGCAATAATGTTTTGTGCAGGCACATCCAATCCGTTTGATTTTATGCCAAAGTTCTTCAATGAGTCTATTTGATGTAACGCCGGTTTGTCTTTTAGATTGTTGTCCCAATATTCCTGTAACGTTTCTGGTGCATCGTTCAAAACAACTTCACCACCCACTAGTCTTGCTGTTGGTTTCCTGTGGCCTGTTATTTCTTTTTTAATCTCATCGTAGTCGTTCAATAGACTATCATCGCTGAATTTGAAATCGTATCTTACTGCGATCAACGTCAGGTAGTAAGCAGTGACGTCGGTGTGTAGGAAAGTCCATTTTTTAGCCTCACCATCATACTGTGCATACATTCCAGGCAGGCCACGTTTGTCTTTGACACATCTAATTAACTGTATTACTTTCTTATTGTATGGAAACCGCATTTCTATTTTTGTTACATTGTCATCGTCAATGTATTTCTCAATGATTTTATCGAAACTAATCACACGAAATTCTTCGTCATACTTGGGATTATCTAGTAAGTCCTTTATGTCCATTCCGTGTGCTTGGAATTTGGTTAGGTACCTTTTGAGGATAACCAGGGCCAATCGTGCCTGCTTTTCAGTCCAAGCATACTGAGATTCTGCCAGTGATTTAACTGTTGATAGATCTTTGGGGTGTGGCTTAATTACTGCCGTATTTCCTATCTTAGAAGAATCTGCCCAAAAATAATCATTATATGCTAGTATTTTGAGTGCTTCGTTTATTGTTTTTGGTAAATCTGTGTGCATTTTATCCTGGCGTTTTTTGATAATTACTAGTATATTATAGCATAATTGGTAATATAGTCAACCATGAAAAAGAAAACAGTATTAAAAGGCAAGGCAAAAAACCTTAAAAAACAGTTCAAAAGAACTTTGACGGTAAAAGAAAGTGTGATTGGATACAAGCCAACACCCTTGGTTGCCGCACACTGGTTCAGAAAACTTAACACTATCTTGTTTGGTAACAGATTAAGTGGGTGTGAAATAAGGATTAATAAACTTCATCACGACTGGGGAAGATGTGTTGCCGACTGGGACAACAGACATTGTAGGAAAGGGACCTTCAATCAGAAGGTAATTCCATATCACAAAACAGAAGTGTATTACAGAATTGAACTACATTGTAAATTTCCTAAATGGAAAGACTTCATTGAAACCTTGGCACACGAAATGGTGCACCTATATCAGATGCAAGTTATGAAAGATCCTTATTCAAATCATAACGCAAACTTTTACGCCTTCAGAGAAAAATTTAATGCTGTTGGTTTAAGACTGTATCGTTAAATTCTTTATAACTTATAACTCTGCTGTTTCCTAAATTTGTTCCGGTCTGCAAGTGATTCATGAACACGGGTGGATTGTCATGTACAACTGTGTAGTTCACGTAAGGTCTCATCTTCAGCATATCCCTGAATTGCTTTAGCCAACCCTCGAAAATTTTGTCGTCGTTACGCTCACCATAAAAGTCTGTGTTCTGATAGATGTTGTTAAGTTGTGCTTTGCCATATTCCCTGAAATCGAATCCTATCAAATAAATGTTTTTGTGACCATGCACACCCGCTGTCCAGAAAGCCGCGTTGCCTGATATCCAATGAGGGTTATTTGGAATCAGGTGTAACATACCTTTGTTCTGTTTTCTATTAACTTCTAGTGCTGGTGCATAGTGTATAGTTTTAAGACCCACTTCATCTTCACACATTTTTACTGTCATTTTCATATCAACCGAAAATATAAAATCAGGCATGAAATCTCTATACAATGCATTACATCCATATGTTTGTCCTGTTACTTTTAATGTGTTAAGGTCAAAACCTTTCCGTGAAGGACCGTTTCCTATGATGTATGCGTTGCCACGTGGTACTGCTCTAACTTTGTCTTCGAAAAATGCAGTTTCCTGTATACGTTTACCTTTTCGAATTATGGTATTTACTATCACGGTCTCACCAGCGTATGGCTTCCACTCTATTGGTTTTATCTCTGGCTTTCCGAGTATTATAGTTTTCATCATTAAAAATAGTTAAGGTTAAAAACAACTCTGTAAGGAGCATCGCATGAGTTTGTTGTACCAAAATGTTCTAGGCTTCCTTTAAAGGTAATAAGTCTGTTTGCCACACTGTCTACCTTTTCACCTGTTGCAAATTTCGTGTATCCGTTATTCGTGTTGAGATATAATATCGCTGTCTTAAGGTCATTTGGCGGATTTTCTATATCTATGTGAGAATGGTGCTCTATTATTTCTTCGGTCCTGTGTAATAAGTTTATTTTGGCTCTCACTAGTGACACTATGTTTAGTTTCTCTTTAAATATTTCTAAGCCTCCCAGCGTGAAAGAACTGTTAAAAGTGTCATTCTTATACATTAGATGTGTGAACATAATACCACTGTCATCTCCCTTGTAACTTACTCCATGGTTGAGATACCAAGGAAAGTCTGCAGACAGTACAATGTTTTGTAAGTCTCGAAAGTCATTTTTATCTAAAAAATTGTCAATTATTTTCATTTGAGATATTTCTCCTCCAGTCTTTTCTTCAACCTTGACCATGGCAGTCCTGCTTCTATTTCTTCCTTGAACCATTCGGTGTAACTCAACCAATTTGCCCATTTTGATCTGTTAGGCATGGCCGGTGTGTTTATATCTGCCAGACTTGTGTTTCCTACATCATGGCACAGGCTAGATTCTGAAACAAAAACTGGTACGCCTCTGATCACGGCTTCCATTGCAGGATTCGAACTGTGGTTTACAACTGCCCATGTTCGTTCCAATGTCATTTTAAAGTCTGTGTCGTCATATGTTTTATAATCTCTTCTAGGCAGTCTCAATTTAACATTTTCAAAATCACTTTCCTTGAATTGTATAAGGTTTCTAGGGTGTGGCCTTACTAATATCGGTCTTGTGGTGTATTTCCTTATTTCTCGGATCTGCTTCACTATCCATTGTTCCATTCTTGGCAGTCCTTTCCATTGTTCTGATGCATCGTGTTGTCCACATATTACAATCATCTCTCCGGTGGGATTCCACGGTGTCAGTTTGTGTTTGAACAGTGGCCAACGTTTGTCGTCAAAGGTCTGATTGGCAAAATCTGCATCTCTATTGATACCATTAATGCCAATTTTGAAACTGTGATTCCTCCTCAATCCGCCAACCTCTATTACTATTACAGGGAGGCCCTTACTCCTATATTCATTCCAAATCTTTTTGTACTGCTCCATTCTTCCCCGCCATAATACGCTCCATATAACTGCCACGTCAGCATTTGTTGACTTGTTCAATACTACTTGATCACCTGCATCTCTGACACTTTTTATAAATGCATCAAATATAGGTTTGGAATTCAGAGGTCCATATTCTGTCCATATTTCTAGTTTCATCAGTTTCCTTGTTTTCCTTTTGCAACTTTGCTCACTATGTCCTCTGCCTGTTTAGGATCAAATTTTATACCACCAAAGGGATCATAAGATTCTACATTTTGCCAATATGATTCCTGTCGGTCACCACGTAGATCACTTTTACTACTCTTGCCCTTGACTTTTCTTTTGCCTTTCATGTGGTCAATGTATGCTCCCAACACGCTGTTAATGAATACGTGATGTCCTTTTGCGCCTGCACCTTTTCCTATATCTTGTCCATCTGTGGGTGCAATTCGTTTTATACACTGCCAGAATAGATAACTGTCATGCCACTCTAGTTCTTTGAATATTGTGTCGTTAATATACATGTCTGTCCAATACTTCATAAATTGGTCAACTTTGGGGTGTTTTGTGTTGTAGCATACCCATCCACACTCTGGATATTTCTCTCCACGTCCTAAAAAATTTACAAGTTTTGTTTCGGGCAAAAGGTCCACAACAAATTCTTTTGTAATTGGTCTGAATGTGTACGTATCGGCATCTAGCCATAAAACATAGTCTGTTCCTGCATTTTTAATTGCATGATCAACAGCAAAAGTTTTATGAGCAAATCTCACAGCGTCCCAAAGGTAAGAACCTTTTCCTTTATCGTTTTTGCCAGCACTGGGATCTCTCCTTACTCCTCCTGCTATCTCTGTTACTTCACCGTTCGCCACCGGGTCGTCTTTGTGTCTTTGTTTGAACTTGACTAGTTCAGGATTGACTTCTTCTATATTGATATACTTAACTTTGTTGTGTTCCAAGTCTGGCTTATCTCCTTCGTGATATGCATGAAGCATGACGTCATTGGGCCAAAAGTCAATATGACTTTGTAGCATTCTTTTAGCATACGCATTCCATCTGTTAGGCGGAAACGTTGTAACAACGGTCAATGTTTTCATTACAGACCCAACCTTTGCTTGAATCTTTTGTACACAGTACCATCCTTAATTTCTTTTATGCTCCACATCTTGTAGCCAAGATCGTTTACCCATTGTGTTCTATCAGGATATTCAGGAGTTTCTATTTTAGATAGATCTTTGTTTGCTACAGGCCAACAAATTGCAAGATCGCTTGTAACAAAGGTAGGGATTCCACGAATGCAAGAGTCGACGCTGGCAGTAGAATTGTGAGTAACAAAAGCATGACAATTATTTAAAGCCTCTTGGAAATGGAATCTATAATGCTTTTTCTCATCTCCTATGAAATGTTTTTGTGTGAATTGTATTTCTACATCGTCCGGGAGTTCTGCACTGCGTCCATCGATGTTTGCCACATTGTTTGGATGTGGTCTCACAATAAATTTTCTTTTAGTAAGTGGTCTCAGTTTTTCATAAACATTGTTGAACCAATCAATAGGATCGAGCTCGTTCATACTCCAATTGTCTTTTGGTTGTAGTCCAAATAGTATAGGGTCATCCGGATTGGATTTCCTCCATGGTTCGTATCGCACCTTGAATTTCTTCACCATCATTTCCCAACGATCACTGGGACTGTTATCTGACAAGAAGTCACCGTCGTTCATAGGAGTGTATAACGAAACCCTAAAATGATGATCTGGAGATGTTGATACATTTCCAAAACTTGACAGCAATCCACCATCAAATGTGATTAAAGGAATTTTTTTTGCTCTACAGTTGTTTGCAAGTTCCCTGCGTCTTCCTTTTGTATGGTGCATCTGTCTATCACCACCGTAACCAAACATTGCCGCCATGGGGGCAGTTGGCATCATTTCACCTTCGACAGTTGGCCCTGTCATGTGTTCATTTACTATGATTGCTTCATCGCCTGCGGCTTCTATGCCTTCTTTTAAGTGATACAAAAGGTCATAACTGTTTCCACGCTTACGATCTTTGACAGTTCTTCTAAATATTTCAACTTTCATTAAGCATTCTCCAAGCAGTGCCGTCTGCCATTTCTTGTAGTGTCCAGTTATTATATGCTAAACTTGAAAATAATGCAATCCTGTCACCATATACTGGCGTTTCTATCTTGCTAAAATCGGTTTCTGAAATTGGTGCGGCGCCACTATTCACAGGGTCACAAAATACAGGCACGCCATTTGTCAAACTGGCCACCATGGTGTTGGAATTATATGTCACCATTGCATGGTAATCACTCCAATTAATTTCACCTTTATGAACGGTCTTTGTTTCGATCTTTACGGTCGCACCAACATGATCCTTACCAACTATTGGGTTGTAAGGTTTCTCTCTAATGTCTATTTCTCTGTCTGTGTTTTCTTTCAGTGTTTTGATTGTTTTGTCGAGCCAGTCTGTTACATTAAAAAAATTTGCTATTGCATTTGTTGGAGGCAGTACTAAAATCTTCCTGCCTTTTTTCCACGGTTTGATATCTTCTTTGAAATTCTTTTCATAACGATCAGTTGGTCTGTTTTGCAAAACGTTCTGGCAGTGTTTATTTTTTGTTATCCTTAACCAGTGCGGGGGAACATGAGCATTTGTGAAATACCCGTGATCCATAAAATAGAAATTTTTATTTGCCTTTTCACAATCTTTGTATACCTCTCCAGACCCTGCTAGTATTCCGTACATGGTCAAGTCTTCTGCAGGCAGTCCTTTAAGTTGCCGAAAATGATAAATCGTGCCCTGTCCGGATCCTTTTACGAAAGCATCAATATATCGTTGTGTCCTTGGTTTGGTAGTGTGTATGCCTGACAGCATTATATTCTGTTTTCCCTGACATCGAACATCTTACGCTTGGCGGCTCGGTTGAACTCTGCGATGATGTTAACACTTCGCCTGTGCAGTGTTGCATTCTGTCTAGCAGATACGCCGTGTACACATTTTGTTGAGTTATTACAAAAAGCAACTACTGTGTTTGCTTTGTATGGCACTGTCTTTACTATTTCGCCTGCCTTGTCGCCAACTGCCCTACCACCATTTTTATTCACCTCATGTATATGCTTATCTGTCTTGTATATTTGAAATTCACCGCCTGTGCTTAGGTCATCTTTGTAAGGCATGTAAAGTAATGCCGCATAAATTTCCCTAGGATTGTCTATGTGAGGAGTCCTCGAACTGAAGTCGATGGGTTTGTGCATGACAGTTTGACAGTCAGTGCCAATCCAGTCATCGCCCTTATCCCAACCTCTTGGACTTAGAGTATTTTCTAAATTTTCTATGTGTGGCACAAGATCACCAAATGCTTCTTGCATCTCTTTGTAAAAAGAAGAAGACGTGTGGTACTCGGTGAATTCTCTCCATATGTTGGCAACTTTTCCTGGCTTCAACATTTGATCTGCCTTAAGTCTATGACATATGCCCTTGTCAAAAGGTTCCGTTTCCAGAAGTTGATCCTTGGGCCATTCTCTTTCGAGACTATCATATATGTCTTGCGGCAGTGCGTCCTCAATTACAAAATGCGGATAAGGTTCTAGGACTAACGTTGGTTTTTTCTGTAGTATTGAAATTTTCATTCTAGGTGCTCCATTATTTCTGGTATGTTTATTTTAAAGTTTATCATGTCACTGAAACGCTTTATTCCTTTCGGCTTAGACCCGTCCTTCAGAGGAATTGGTACTACATCTGCCAAGTATAATTTATGCTCTAGATCTAAATTATGTGATAGCAATGGATATACTTTTTTATGTATCATGTTTTTATCTTGTATCTCTAGTATTTTAGTTCCTGGTTTACACCATAGCAAGTTAACCAAACCTGCTCCATGGGCCGCAACAATGTGTGATGCTTCTGCAAAGGTTTTCATTTGATCTTTGATTGACATTTTTTCTAAAGCAACTGTCTCCCATCCTTTTAATTTCAATAATAACTCATCAGAGTTTACAAGTTTCCTACTTTTTGCTCCAGGTCTTAATACAACTATCTTTCTATGTGGCTTGGTTCCTTTGAGATTTTTCAAGCCTTTGAAGTGTCTTAACCATGGAGCCAACGGCGGAACAATTACTCCGTCCTTAGAGTTACTCATGCTTGGTACTAGCAGATGTTTGAACTGCCATGTTTCACCCTTGGGCATTGTAACTATTTTTACATCAGGAAAAAGTGTCTGGCATACCTTCTCAAAATAAGGACTGTGGTTTGCCAAAATAAAACAATATCTGGAAAAGTTAGTTGACCATCTTTTCTCTAAAAGTCTAAATTTTGAAATAACGTCTATCCAGATGTGCCATGGATTTTTTCCACTACCTTCGTCCACGGGCAACCAAACGTAAGTATTTGTTTCATTGAAACTTTGTGTCACAGGTGGCAATTCGATATTCATGTCATCTCTCCACTCCTTCCATAGTGAGTGTGTCTTGTGGGGTTTATGTTTGCTCTGGTGAGTGAGCGACCATATGTATTCTGTGATCATTTTATTTTCTCTAGTTACCAGTAAGGGGCAGGTATGGACTTTACATCCATGGAACTCTGCAACGAACGTTGGTAAACTTGTAAACATAGGATCTATGGAATCGTGATAGGGAACGGTGTAATTGTACTCGGGGTCAACTGTTTCCCACCTATCAAGGAAATACTTCAGAGAGTTTATGTTTTTTACTGACATTTTATTAATAATTATGTTATAATACACGATCATGATATTATTTTCAAACGGATGCAGTTTTCTCACGACCCGGCCCAAAGACGGCGTGGACACTTTTACCACTAAAATTATTGCTGAAAATTACAAAATGGAATTGGCAAACTTGGCGATGGGTGGCAGAGGTAACACCAGGATAGGATTTTCAACCAAAGTGTGGGTTGAACAGAATAAGGATAAAGACATTTTTGCAATAATAGGTTGGTCAAGTGCTGTGAGAAATGATTATATCACGGACGACGGATGGAAAAAAGGACGTATACCAGGCACCGATCTGACTTGGCGTACTTGGAAGACATTGGATAATGTAAGTTTTATACGAAGTCATAAAGGATGGGATATAGAAAACAATCTCACCATGAACTTCCTTGATAATGTTTTTGACTTGCAGAACTACTTTGAACGCAAGAGAATACCTTACGTGATGTATAACAGTTTGCCCAACGACTTTGGCAACGGCACAGAAGATTTTAACGTGATAAGAAACGCAATCAATATGGATAGATTCTTCAGTCCAAAGGTAAGTCACTTGGAGTTTGTGTCTGACAAAAAATTAGTAGTCAGTCCGCACGATCCTCATCCGTCGGCAGATGGGCACCAACAATGGGCCGAACAACTTATGGAGTTTATAGATGCTAACAATCTACGCACCATTTAACAACAAGAACAGTAAAGCATATGAAGTGTTTGACGGTGTACAGAAATCTTGGCCGGAACAGACTACGTTATTAGACAATCAAACTGAAACAGAGCCAGTGCCAAATAGCATGTTCTGGGGGTTTGTTGGCAACAACAGAGAAATGGTCAAAAAACTCGAAGCACGTAAACATCAGTTTTGGTTTACAGATACTCCATACTTTGGAAGATTCGACAACAATAATTTAAAACCAGACAATCATTATTGGCGTATTTGTAAAAACGGAATACATGTACCGTACATTAAAATGTGTAAATCTGATAGGTTTGATAAATTTGGAATCAAGATAAAAGCACCTGACTTCAAAGGCAGTTATGTACTAGTCTGTCCAAGTTCAGCAGGCATACACAACTACCTGGGTAAACCAAACTGGACAAATGAAATTGTTGAACAAATAAAAAGATACACAGACAGGCCAATTAGGATCAGACACAAACCCAGAGGCAGGGGAACATCTGGGCCAAGCGAGGCAACAGTGCCCCTATCAGAGGACCTTAAGGACGCATGGGTGTGTGTGACAAGTTGTTCGATTGCCGCCGTGGAAGCACAATGCATGGGCATTCCTGTAATTTGTGATGAAAAAAGTTTTGCGAAAGAAGTTGGAGGTCAGGAACTTTCCGACATTGAGAATCCGTATTTTGTTGGTTGTGAGGATTGGCTCTACAGTCTAGCATACCAGCAGTTCACACCAGAAGAAATAGCCAATGGCAAAGCAGTAGAAATACTGATGGATAAAGGTCTGTTATGAGCATTGAACAACTATCAAATGGCTTATGGGTGCCATCAAACGATGCCCAAATAGAACAGTGGCGTGAAAAAGGTCACCCATATATGCAGGATACTTGTCTCGATAAATTGGTAGAGTGGTGTAAGACGAATGATAAAAAATTCAATCTAATAGTTGACGTTGGTGCATGGTGTGGTACTTGGACATTGTCTATGCAACCGTATGCAAAAAATATCCATTGCTATGAACCTAACAAATTGCATTATGGTTGCCTCGCAAGAAATATCAACAGATACAGTCATGTTGAATCTTATAACCAAGCATTAGGTAACGATGACGGCTATGTTAAATTAACAGAAGAAAGTGCCACTCAGAATACGAGAGTTTTGCTAGAAAACGGTGAAACAAAAATAAACAAGTTAGATTCTTTAGGATACAATGATGTAGATTTCATCAAGATAGATGTTGAAGGTCTAGAGATGGAAGTACTCAAGGGTGCGGCAAGAACTTTAGAAAATGTTGAATACTTAATGATAGAATTAAATGGCAATAGTGAGAGGTATGGCAGTAGTAAAAAAGATATAAAGGAACATTTGAAATCCTTAGGTTTCAAAATATTAATAAAGTCTTGGCCAGACATTGTATACACAAAAGCATGATGTACGAATACTTGAAAAAAATTAAAGCAGAAAAAGATTTCTCACCCTCTAGGATTTTGGACATAGGTGCAAACATAGGCTACTGGACCAAAAGTGTTAAAGAAATTTGGCCCGATGCTGAATATACCTGCATAGAAGCAGGGGCAAAATATGAAAAGCATTTGAAGGAGATATGTAATGCATGTCATATTGCCGTGCTTGGTGATAGCAATAAAGAAGTAAAAATGTATCTACGAGAGATATACAAGGGAAGCAAAAAGAAGGTCACCTATACAAAAGGGTCGACAGTGTTTGGTATTTTCAAAGACTTTGAGATTCGACAAATGCAGACTTTGGACGAATTGGTTGGTAAGGATGCACAGTTTGATTTGATAAAACAAGATGTGCAGGGTGCTGAGATTATGATAATGAATGGTGCTCCTGATATATTTGCACGTGCCAAGTATGTAATTCAAGAAGTAAATTTACATAAGAATAAACAGTTCCCAGACATGCCATCGGAAAACGAAATGGATGAGTACATGTTCCAACTAGGCTTCAATGACAGCAAAGTTATCGAACAAAAAGAAAACGCTGATCAAATAGATAAAATATATTTTTAGTTTACGAACTGAAAAGATTTATAAGTTCTTTCTTCCAATCGTCTCCGTATTCACAATCACGATATCCGTCAAACCATGGACCACCTTCTGTGTAGTGCAGTATTTTTGGTGAACCGTCTTTAGGCTCCTTGTACCAACCCACGAGCCAGTTATATTCTAAAGGCAAAGAACCAATCTCGTTGTCATCAAGCCAACTGAATCTGTGTAAGAATTTTGGTGATTCTTCATTCAATAATTCCGGTGTGAGGATTTTATTTTTCGGATGTTCACAGTTCCATAACACCATGCTCGACCAATTCTTTCTTGGATACACAGTTTGCACCTGCCCATCCATTTTTGTAGTTTCTTTTGGTGTGTAATCGTGTTGCACCACAACAACTGCTTTTGATGAATCACAGTATTTCACAAGTTCGTGTGACGGGATCTTCCATAGAAAATCACAGTCGCAAAACACTGCCCAACCCTTGAAATCGTTTAGGTATGGTACAAAGAATCTAGTAAATGTGAATTCTGTTGATGCAAGTTTATCCACAGGACGTGTGTACAATCCTTGGTCTCTCATCTGTTTTTGTTTCAGAGGTATTACTTCCGCGGACGGATCTCTTCTCTTGATGCTGTGTTCACATACTTGATATGCTATGTCTTCTCTGCTGTCGTGTCCAACGTATATTTTCATTTTCTTCCTGATACAAGACGATGTATTTCTTGCCAATTATTTACTCTGGTTATTTCAGGATGTTCAAAATCTCGATTGTATGGGTGGTCTATTAATATAGTCTTTAAACCGTATTTGAGCCCGGTTATAGCGTTCTTAGGCTTGTCCTCGACCCAATATAGTCCGGTATTGTGAAACTCCGCCAATGCTGAATCTTTGTCCGCTCCTGTGTCTAGAATATGGTAATTTGTGAAGATGTGATGTCCAAAAAGTTCACCCAATCTTTTCTTCCTGACAGTCTGTGCTGGTATGTCAGAAGTCTGAGCAGTGATCGGAATAAATGTCCAACCTTCTGCGGCCAATAACTTTACCCAGGTCTGTGAATCGGGCATAGGGCACTGTGTGGCCATCCAAGCACTTTTATTGAATTCACGTATCTCTTTTCGTATTTCAGGAATGGAAAGACCAAAACGCTCCGCCATTTCATAGGTATTCTCTTTGTTAGGCAACAGTTTGTAAGGATATATCCTTTCCTCATTTTCGTTGTAGTATGAACGCTGTAACATCCAATCTGTGAAATGTTTTTCCCATTCCAACAATACGCCATCAACGTCTGTAAGTATTATTCTATTATTTGATATCGGCATCTTCCATTCCCGCTACTCTCAGTTTTACAATATTTGTTATCTGCCATTGTTTCTGATCCAGTCCTTTCGTGATGCCTAGGTATTGATTTCTAATTAATGCAAAGTCATTTACAATTTTTGTTAAATCAACAACGTCATCCTCGCCGTCGACGTACTTTTCTGCATCTCTGCTGGACAATGCTCTATTGTAGTTCTCTAGAAACTTTTTGAAAGTTTTAGATCTGAGTCTTCTTAATTCTATGTTTAGGTATTCCAGTATTGCTTCGAGTTGTTGTAGTTGTCCAAATCTTTCCTCGACTATTCCAGGTAATGCCGCACTTGCTTTTTCAAGATTGCCATATATCTTGCACTGTTTCTTTGCTTCTTGTAGTTCTTTGTCAAAGTATGCTGTGCAGGCTGGTATCTTGTCTAGATTCCTACTTACTTCATTGTACCAGTTTATCATTCATCCTCACCGTACGTTTCTTCTTCGTCGTCTTCAAACACGGTATTGATCGCTTCTTCTAGTTTTGGATCGTATTCTGCTGATGCTTTTATTTCGTCATGTTCCACGCCTATGTCTTCTAAACTTTTTATGAAGTCGATAGCCATGTCTAACTTTTGTCTTTCAGGGACGTAATGTATTATCGAACTCCAGAGTCTTTCTATTTCTTCGTGTGTGAAATCTACCATTTTATTCTTTTTCTTCTTCAGTTGATTCAGCAGGTGCAACTTCTTTGAAGTTTGCCATTATCATATCTAATTTATCACCTGTCCATGCTTTTCTGAACTCTATGTGCTCTTTGCCTTGTGGGTCAACGTATTTTAGCCTGTTGCCTGTTTGTACAAGTATGCCCTTTTTCTCAAATAGATCTACAAGTCCACTGTAAGGATCCATGCCTGTGTCATATGGTATCTTGACCTGAACACCTTCAAAAGGTTTCGCATAACGAGTTTTCATAACTTTACAAGCGGCTCTTATACCTCTGACGTCGCTTACTTTGTTTCCTTTTTCGTCTTCTTTTAGTTTTAGTTTTTTCATTGCAACAACAATGCTTGACGCATAGATGAATCCCTGTCCACCCGATATCTTGTCGTCCGGGTCAAACATATCTTGTGATGCATAAGTGTGGTTTGTGGCTATAAGTCCTACGTTCCAACTTCCAAACATGTTCACACAGTTTCTGACAAGTGCTGTCAATGCCTTGGGCTTTCTACCCAGGTCACCTTTCATCTCACCTGCTTCAAACTGGTTTACATCTGTTGGTGTCAACAACATACCTAAACTGTCGATGACAAACAGAACTTTAGGTGCACCCTCTTTGTTGTCGGCGTGTTGGTCCTTGTATCCTTTCATGAACTCTGATACAGTTTTTGCAACGTCATCAACCATGGACATACTCAATTTCATTAATTTGTCTTCTGATGTGTCCACGTTAAGTGCTTGTAGCCATTGTTCGTCTAAAGCATTCTCTGTATCAATCAGTATCACGAATATGCCTTGGTCTTGTGCATTTTTAATAATGTTGCCTGATGCTATGTAAGATTTACCCGCACCAGACTCACCGGCAAGTACCGTTACCTTGCCTAGGGGAATTCCTTTGTTGAAGTCACTAGTCATTAGATAATTCAGTGCGTAATTACCTGTCGATATCCAATCAGTTGGATCACTAAACCCTATTCCTAGTCCTTGTATAGATTTTGTAATGCTCTTTCTAAATTTTGTTGCATCAAATACTTTTGTCATTTTTTAGTTCCTTTCTACTATTATATTCGCTTTACTGTCTTTTGTCAAATGTTCTATGTTCATGGACTCCACTTTACCAATTGGCATTAAACCAATTCCGTGCTTCTTGTCCAAATAGTTTATCTTATTGTCTCTACACCAATTTTTGAAACCGTCTTCGAAAATATTATCATTGTCTTCGAGTGCTATGTTTATGTCCGCACCAATATAGTGATTGTTTTTTGTTGCGGTGTAATCAATTGGTAAGTTATCGTGCCAAAGGTCCATGAAACTTTTTCCTAATTCGTTGTAGGAAAGGTACACTTCGTTCTTTGCCATGTGAAATTGTATCAAATCGTATTCATCCTCCTCGAGTCTAATTCGTGGCATTTTTGTTCTCGCCTTGGTCCATTGTATAGGCAGTGTGCTTCTGCTAGAGTCATGCTCGAGCGAGTGGACACAAAAATTTAAATCCCTCACGCTTTCTTTTACTTTATCTGGTGCCACTTTCATTAGTTTTGTTGGATTATCAAAATCACCCGACAATTTTTCAAAAGCGATATGCAGTGTGTTGTATAAGTCCTGGTCATTCCAATTTATTTGTTTTGGTATTTTTATAAATTCTCTTCTTAAAAATTTGTTAATAGTTTGAACAGCATCTAGCAGTATTGCCTTTATGTCATCTTTAGATCTAAAGTTGAAAAATGTTCTTTTGTGATCTATGTCATCTCCGTCGCCCACATATATGTTTTGAATCAGTTCTTTCCATTTGTGGGCGACAGAGTTGTTATAAAGGTCTATACGAAAAGCGGGTATACCATCAATCTCGTATAACATTTGTCAGATTATTTTGCCTGTCTTGACCTAATCAACTTCAAGATGTCTTCTGCTCTCTTGGCACTGTCACCTGCAGGAGCCGTTGCCGCCGCTGGTTGTGGTGCTGGTGCAGATTCAGTCACAGGTGCCACACTAGGTGCCGCCTCTGCCACTGGAGCCGATGCTGTTGGTACTGCTACCTGTGGTTTACCCTGGTAAGCCACGCCTGCCGGTCTGAAGTACTGTCCATACTGCTCAAGATCGTAAGCCTCACCTTCCACAGATTTGGAAAATAATTCTGCAATTATTTTGACTTCTGCTTCGGATGGTTCTTTTGGTCTGAAGTCACCTAGGTTGAATAAACCATGTGTATCTATCGCGGCTCTCTCTGCCTCGTCTAGAGCTCTTTCTCTTCTTGACCATTTTGATGTTGAGTAGTCAGCATATCCACCTTTAGTTGTTTTAGTAATTCTAAAGTCAACACCTTTCACATAATCAGTCGGCATTTCTTCCATCTCTGGATCCATCAATGCACTTCTGATGATGTTAAAAATCTGAGGTCCGATTATGAATCTTCTGATCGGATTCTCAGGTTGTGTGTCTTCTGCTAGTGGATTTGTCGTAACAAAACCTTGGAAAATATAACTTTTCTTTTTCCAATATTTCCTGCCCATGTCTTCCATGCTCTTGTCTTTGAACCATGGTCTAACTTCTGTTAGTACTGGACAAGTCTTTCCATACATCTCCATGCATGGTACTTGCACCGTTACTGGTCTTGAATCAGTCTGACCTTTAATACCTGCGAAAGGTAGTTTGATCATATTTCTTTCAGTCCAGAAGAAAGTGTTGTTTGGATCCCTATCAGGTAAGAATCTAACAACTGCTTCTGAGCCTTCTGATATATTCCAGTGTGGGTAGATGGCGTTGTCTCCGCCTGTTGATGAAGTGGAGCGATTCACTTCTTGAGATTTTAACTTCGCTCTTATTTCAGCCAATGATGCCATAATGTAAGCCTCCTATTTTG